CGATCACATCGTCAGCCTCTATCTTATCTATGGACAATAAATCGACGGGCAAACACTTTAAATAGTCAATCAATCTGAGTATTTGATTGGTGATTGATTCTGCTTCCTGCTCTTGATTGTCAAACAAATCCCAATTAGTCACCCTACGATAACCTCTGTTAGCTTTGTATTCGGGATATAAATACTTCTTGTTAGTTGATCCGCCTTGCCCATCGAACACCAGTATGACTCTGGTAGGTCTTATCAAATTGATTGCGTATCCCAATGATTTTAAGTATCCAGTCAATCCTCCGATGTGTACACCGTATTTGTTCACGTGATTGATGATGGTGAAGGACCTAATAAAGGCGTTCAAAGAGTCTATGATTAATACTCTATCGTTTAACTTTAAAGGCTCTTCTTTTTCCTCTACGGTTTTTTTACCCAAGGATTCCAACATTGTTTTGTATCTTTCTTCCATTATTCGCTGTCTGATGGGTCAAAAATGTCTTTGATGTCTGTTTCTTCTTCTTCGATTACGTCGAAATCTTTAGATCCCAATACCTGTAACCATTCGTGACTGTGATCTTTTTTGTACTTTTCCAAGTCTTTCTTATCGTCATTGATAAATCCGTGTACAGTCATGATTAATTTATTTGTCGCAGTAACCCCAGTAATGTGGTTTTTATCGCAAGACAATTTGGTCCTTTTGGCAAATTCAACTTCTTTACCGCTCTTGGTAGCTTTAATTTTATTCGTACCCGAATTCGATACATTACCGAAGGTGATGATTAAAGAAGCATCAAAAAACATTGTGTCTCCACCTTTGTTCTTCATCTTTGGTTGACTCATGATAGTTTCAGGTTTTGCTACCCAAACTTTATTGATTGCAACGAAAGTATTTGTGTACTGTTGACTCTCTTTCCTTGACATGATGATCTTCTGATTGACGAAATTACCGAACTGTTGAGACATTGCTCCAGCGTTCCATTCGTTATTATTTTTGTTTGATTCTATGGAAAGTCTACAAGGAATTGATCCAACCGAATCCCAAAAGAAACACAAATCGTAAGGCAAATTTCCCTTCTTTTGTTCGTCTAAAATGTCAAGTATGAAAGCGGATACGTCTTCGATGCACTGTAATTTTTCTCTATCTACGTAGATAAAAAATCCGTTGTAATCGGAAACTACTCCATCACTGTCAGGTACTTCGTCGAATTTAAGTCCCATTTGTTTAGCGTGTTCCCAACTCCATTTCATCTCTGTGATAATGAATACCGGTAAGATGTTCATCTTTTGAGCTTGTACTGCAGCTTCCAATAAAGCAGTAGTTTTTCCAGTATCAGAGTGACCCCTTAATAGTGTGATGTGACCCATTGGAATTCCTGGAATTTGTAGTGCATCTTGAAATGCGGGAGATAAAGGAATCCATTTCTGTTCTTTAAATTTTACTGAAGAAGACGATAAATTCTTTGACTTTTTAAACTTATCTAAATCGAATCCTCCCTTTATTGCATTTGATATTTTGCCTGTAAGTGCTTTTGCCATTCTTAAGAGTTAAAAAAGCCCTCGTAAAGAGGGCTCGTGTGATTAGAAATTAAAAAGATCATCTATTTTGGAATCGACGTCCTTTTTTGTTGTGCTCAATGAAAAGTGAGGTGTTGTTGGTGTTGCATCTTTTTCCCATGGTAAATCGGAAACTAAATCAGACTTAACAACGACTGCATCAGCATCTTGCTTGATCTCTTCTTCAGGATTCAAATGAGACATTAAAGCGCTCTTCATTTCTTCGTAAGAGTACTTTTTAAATTGCGTCATAGGATCCGGTTGAGTTGTCAACCACTGTTTAACTTTTGCAGCGTCTTCTGACAGTGGAGTACTCTTTGTTCTAACTCTGATGCTTGACGTGTTGTAAGACAATCCGGTAGTTTCCTTTCCTTGTACGTCAATAGTGATATCGCGACCTTGAACAGGATCAGTGAAATCTCCAACGTCTTCGTCCTCTACTAACGCCAACAAATCCATGTAAACTTGTTTACCGAATCCCCACAATACAACGCCCAATTCTTCTTGTCCTCTAACGATGACTGGTGCGTATACTCTCATCTTTGGCTCTAACTTTTTAGCCATCTGCCAATCTTCTTTTACCGAAGATTTTCTTAGGCCTTGAGCGAACTCAACGATTGGATCCTTTTCGCCAAAATTTGACAAAGAGATCATTGTGTTTTTGTTACCTATTCCGTAATGGAAAAATAACTCTTTAAATGGGTTTGATTTGTTGTACATCGAAGGAACGATGCGTACTTGATGTTTTCCTACTGCAGGCGACCATAATGTTTTGGCCAATTCGCCTTTTTGACCCCCGCGTGGGTTTTGTAAAGCCGCCAAACGCGACTTAAGTGCTGATAAATCCATAACTTTATTTTGTTTTGTTGAGTAAATATAACGTAATTGGGATGATAAAAAAATCTAAAAATCGAGTTAGACGTTTACTATTCTATGAATAGCTGTGTTTAACTTTCTTAGATCTTCCCCTTGAGTCAATAGGATGGAATTCTTGTAATCCGGCCAATTGATTATAAACTTGGTGTCGAGCACACCGCCGTTTAAAGATTTTATTAAAGTATTCAATGCATTGATCGTGTATAAAGTATTCGATTCTTTTTTTCTGTGTAGTAAGATTGTGTTACTTAAAATTTTTGTACTTGACCCTTCGATCTCTATATTGTACGTGCACATGTATTCTTCAGAATCTGGAGATTCCAAAACGAATATCTTTCCGTACATAATTTTGTATTCTCTATTTATTTCTTGTAATCTGTCCTCTAAACCATCTTTGGTAGTGAAGCTACAAAATAACTTGTTCATAAGCGCCTCTTGCGTTAATTCTAATGTTTTAATTCCTTCCATAACCATTAAGTATAAATATTAATTTTTGCGTTAAAACGCGTAATTGATTCCGTGTTTGTGCTTTACTACCATATTTCCCTGTTCCAAGATGGCTTTTATGTCAAGCAAAGTCTTTTTCCCATCGTGAGCCCTAAAGTCAAACAAAAAAGAGTCGTAGGTGATTAATACGAGCTTCGTCCTTAGATTATTTTCCTCTAGGTATTGGTTTATACGTTCTATCTTAGATACGTTGGCCAGAGTCTCCTGGTTCTGCACCAGATAGTTAAATAGCTTAAGTCTGTTCATGTCCTTTGAATACTTCAATATCCTACCGGTCGGTAATGCCATGGCGCCCTGTCTTTTGTAATTGTCCCAAGTCTCTTGAATGTATTCGTCCATTTTTTTAAAGAACTCTATGTGCTTGTACTTCTTGTCCACGCCTCCATAAAGTTGTTTGAATGTAATTGTCTTGGATTCTGCGTATTCTTCCTGAGTGATCTCTTCCTTTCCAAAATATTCTTTTCCCAACTCTGAGTGTATTGAACCTTTTCCCCATTCGTACCCTATCAAATTTCCTATCAATCTCAAATGATAAGCATCGAAATCAAACTCCACCAAATAACTGTTCTTTGATACGAAGCATTCCCTAAATTCTTTGTCTTTGGGTATCGCTAGGAAGTTGACCCCGTTAAAAGAATTTGTTGGTCTTCCGGTTAAATTATAAAGATTGTAATACGAATACAAAGAATCCCCTTTCTTAGAATAGTTTTCGTTGTTTAGTTTGTACTTTTCTCTAAATTTGTGTTCGTCTATTCCTATTTGATTTTGCTCTACTTTTTTGTAAGCTTCAATCAATTTGTTTTGGAATTTTGTATCAGCTTCAAGTCCAAAAAATCCTTTAACGACTTCGTACAAACATTGACACTTTTCGTAGTGCTTTGCTATGGGTATTATTTCGTTAATGTTTGGAATGTCCGGAAATCTTGAATAGTAATTATTTTGTAATAAAGTATCGCACTCAAAAGGTTCGTAGTTATTTGTTTGGTCCAAATAGATGAAATTGATGTCTATCGCATTGGGTAAATTAAAAAAGTAAGAGTGATACTTTTTGTCTATTAGATAAACAGTTTTGTGTTTAGACAAAAAATCTTCCACAACTTTAAAATCAAGAGAGAAAGATTCTGAGTGTTTGAAAGGAAATATGTATCCCTTTTTACCGTCGTTGTAGTAAAGTAAGCTTGGATAAGATAATTTTGGGTGGTACTTATCGTTTCCAGAAATCAGATGCACAAAACACTCTTCGCTTTGTTGCATTTGACTAAACTGTTCTGTTGTTTCTACGATGAAATACATGCTTATAACCTTTATTAGGCTTAAACATAAACTATCAAATTGACAATAAAAAATTTATCTATTGAGTGGGCTTAGCGTATTTAGAATAGTTTCCTCCTATGAACTCAACCAATCCAAAGAAGTTTGGATTCGCAGCTTCCACCAATCTTTTATTGGTGTCTATTATTCCCGCTCTCACATCGTATTGACTTATTCTAATCGAATTTAATGGCCCTGTCAATTTCCATTGAATAGAGACGATTTGTAACATTGAAGTATCGTATCCAGCTGCACCATTTTGTATGTCTGTGTATTGTTGAGGAGAAATTTCTGTGATGTAACCTTTATTATTTTTTTGTTTAGCAAAATATCTATTTATGTATCCAAGATCGTAATCACTTTGAATTGGATTAGGAAAGTACGAAACAATAGATTTACTAGCAGAAGAAGTTAATTTAGTGGCATTTACTATTTGTTGTTTTAGTGCAGCAGTGCCTTGAATTGAGGAAAGTCCTAATGCTAAATTGGAATAATCAGTAATCGGAGTTAAAGGTTCATTAGGCCCTGTCACTGGATCTGGTCCGCTAAAATTCTCTCCTGAAAAAGTAGTGTAATAAGTTCCAGAATAGGGTACTCCATTGAGAGTAAAATCTTGACCTTTTGTGATCTGCTTAGTTTTTATTCTAAATGATGGATAATATCTTGCTGACATACTATATTATGGCTTTTTGTATTAACACTTGCTTTCCGACGAACGAGAACGTAGATTTACCTCCGTTATTGTTTGCGCTAGGATTGTAAAAATCTATTCTTGTGCCAGGATCACTTTCAGGTATAGTATCATCATATTTAACAGTAATTGATCGACCTTCAGGGGTTGTAACTAATACGCTATCTCCGTTATTTAATCCTAGTGCTGTAGCAGTACTTTTTTTAAGAGCCACTGATGTGCCTTGACCTGATAATGCTTCAACTAACTTATTTCCTCTATTACCAATTCCTTTTAAAGAATTAGAATCCAAATAAGGATCGGATTTGAATCCATAATATGTAGCTAAAGCAGAAATTTGACCGGATTGAGAAGTAGTTGCGTTTATAACAGGACTCAATAAAGGAGAATTACTATACTCTGTATTTATTTTAGCGTTTGAAAAAGCGTTCTGGTCCTTTATAAGAATCATATTACCTTTTATAGAAGTATCCCATACATTTCCTTGTATAGTATGACTCAGTCCAACGGTCGCAAATGCAACTTTTACATCTGCAGTAGGATTTGTGTCAGTTACGTCGTTTAAAGTAGGTGTGTGTCTATTTGAATACGT